AACTAAGATAAACGCGGCGACCGCGCACCTTGCCTTTTGTCGGAATCGGATAAGTCATGCGCGGTTGCCACTTATATGACAAAGTAGGAACATGGCGATTTTTAACAAAACCAAAAAAGCAGCAATAAGCCCAGCGCCAAGCAAGGCTGCAGCTGCAGGTGGTTTTGCTCCTGGCTATTCGTCGTCCAATGTTGGCGTGAACATGATCGGCCAGTACTACACCTACCGCGAAGGCGAAGCACGTAACGCGGCGATCAGCGTCCCAACAATTAACCGTGCGCGCGATCTTATGGCGTCGGTCATCGGATCAATGAATCTTCGCTCATACAACGAGTTTTGGAACGGCGAAGAAATGGAGAAGATTTACATCGCTCCACGTTCATGGTTGCGCCGACCAGACCCAACAGTTTCGTTCCAGTTCCTCATGAGCTGGACTCTTGATGACCTTATGATGTTTGGTCGCGCGTTTTGGTACATCACCTCACGCACCGCCGACGGCTACCCTGCCACGTTCACTCGACTGCCAGCAGGCTCAATTACCACTACCGACATGGCTGGCCCTGTGTGGTTTGCTCCATCGTCACAGGTGTATTTCCAAGGCGGAGAAATTGACCCAGCAAATCTTGTGCAATTCTTGTCTCCAGCACAAGGCCTGATCTACTCGGCACCAGGCGCAATTGAAACTGCGCTAAAACTTGAAGCAGCGCGCAACCGCAACGCATCGTCAAGCATTCCTGCCGGCGTACTTAAACAAACTGGTGGCGAACCACTTAGCGCGCAAGAACTTGCTGATCTTGCAAGTGCGTTTAATGCCGCTCGAGCAACCAACCAGACTGCAGCGCTTAACGAGTATTTGACATACACGGAAACAAACAGCACACCTGACAAGATGCTTTTGATTGAGGCGTCGCAATATCAGGCGCTTGAAATGTCGCGTCTGGCAAATGTGCCACCGTATTTGGTGGGCGTTGCTACTGGCGCCTACTCATACCAGTCGTCACAGCAAGCACGTGCCGATCTTTATTTGTTTGGCGTGAAATTGTATGCCGACGCAATTGCTGGTGCTTTGTCAATGGACAATGTGCTACCGCGCGGAACATACGTCGAGTTTGACGCCGATGAATATCTAGAAGAAAACTTTATGGCCGACCGCGCAGACGATGAAGTAATTGTTAGAGAAAACACACAAGAGGAGTTAGCACGATGATCAAACTAATTGCAGGAGATTTTACGCTTGACGCCGCTAAAGGCGACGCACCACGACGCACGATCAGCGGAACCGCTGTTCCCTACAACGTGCCGGCAACAGTTTCGGACGGCACAGCTGTGATCTTTCGCCCAGGCTCATTGCCAGTCGAGGGCAAAGCACCGCGTCTGTTCCTCTACCATTCGGCTGAAATGCCCGTAGGAATTGTGACGGAGCGCGTAGATACCGAGCAGGGAATGTTGTTCAGCGCAAAGATCAGCGCAACAACCCTTGGCAATGACGCTTTGGTTATGGCCTTGGACGGCACGATTGACCAAGTATCGGTTGGCGTAAACCCAACCAAATTCTCGTATGACGAAGAAGGCACAATGATCATTGAGTCAGCCGACTGGATGGAATTGTCCTTAGTTCCGATCGGCGCTTTTGGCGATGCAGCAAACATCACCAAAGTCGCAGCGAGTATCCACCAAGAGCCCGAAGAAGTAGTGTTAAATGAAGAAGTAACCCCAGTAGAGGAGAAACCAGAAATGTCCGAAATAAACGAAACCGCAGTTGAGGCAACCATCCCTACTGCACCAGTATTCGCACAAGCAAAGCGCGAGTTCCGCATGCCATCAGCAGGCGAGTACTTGGCTGCCTACCACATCGGTGGCGACACGTTCCGCAAGGTAAACGAATCATTTGTTGAAGCAAACAAGTCAAAGCGAAGCGTCCTTGAAGCAGCTGCGGGCGATATCGCCACGACAGACACACCTGGCCTCTTGCCAATCCCAGTACTTGGGCCAGTCTTCCAAGACATCAACTACATTCGACCATTCATTTCTGCGATCGGCGCACGCGCATATCCAGATGGCGGATCGTCAAAAACTTTTATTCGTCCAACGATCACTACGCACACCGAAGTTGCAGAACAAACTGGTGCAGTTGAGTTCGGTGCAGCAGCAGCTCGCACAATGGTGATTGCAGCAAACTCAATCACAAAGAAAACTTTTGCAGGACAAGTAACGCTTTCCGTACAGGACATTGACTTCACATCGCCAGCAGCAATGCAGCAAATCTTGCAAGACCTTATGGGTCAGTACATGATTGCTACTGACAATTTTGCAGTTGACACATTTGTTACCGCAGCCACAACCTTGGGTACTTGGGGTGGAACAACAGCAGGTTTCATTAGTGACATCTACGAAGCAGCTGCAGCCATTTCAAGCGGTTCAAACTTGTTCCCAACTCACCTAGTATGTGGCGTTGACACATGGAAAAAAATTGGCAGTCTTGTTGACAAAGATGACCGACCAGTATTCCCAAGTGTTGGAGCACCGGGTCTTGGCGGATACAACACGCTTGGCGCAGGCAACGTAACCAACTGGTCAACGACAAATCCATTGGGCTTGCAAATCATCGTTGACAGCAACGTGGCAGCAAAAACCTTGGTCGTGTTCCATGCACCAGCAGCCGAGTACTACGAGCAAATCCGTGGGCTCATGTCAGTTGAAAACCCTGGCACTTTGTCAAGGACATTCTCCTACTACGGCTACGCATCATCGTTCTTGGCAAAAGCCACGCTTGCACAAAAACTTACTTGGGCTTAGTCGAGAGCGGAGCATCCGCTCATGGCTACCTACACAGTTACAAACAAGTACCTAATTGATGACTTCGCCGTACTGCAACTCCTGACCCCCAGCGAGATTGCAGTCGGCCAGTCAATCACGGTCGCAGGCGTTGACGCCACGTTTAACGGCACCTACACGGTGCGCGCATTGCCACAGTATTTGTTTATTGGCGTTGACACGCAGGGCGATCTGCTTTACGACTACCAATTGCCAATTGCCGATCAAGTGCTTTACGCCAAGACCGCCGACAATGTTGAGCGTGTCGCCGCGTCTGGCACCGTTTCGTATGACCCTGTTTGCACATGGGTAACTGCCGCGCAGGTCATGTCTTACCTTGGCATCACGATCACGAACCCGTCTGACGATTACACGCTGCTCACGCAGTCCGTGTCGGCTGGCAACCAGTTTGCATATCGCAGGCGTCAGGAGTCGGGCTATATTGACTCCCTAACGACCTCTCCTGGCGGTGACGCAACATTGGGCACTTTGATGTATTGCGCCGCTCTATGGCGCTCTAGAGGCTCAATAGAGGCAACCTACGCCACGTTTGACGGCATGGGCTCGGCACCCCAGCAAAGCCTGACCCCGATCGTCAAGCAGCTGCTTGGCATCCCTCGTCCAGCGGTTGCCTAATGTCGTACACAGACCTGTTCAACGAAGCGATTGATGACGTCACAGCAACGCTTACCGCGGTAACTGGGCTCCGTGTAATAAATGATGCAACCAAACTTGTTAGTAACTCGGTTTATTTAGACGCGCCAAACTTTACGACTTTTGCAGGTAACGGCAATGTGGTGCGCCTTGAGTTCCCCGTCAAAGTAATTGGCTCGGGCCCAGCAGGTCTGCCGGTACTGCGTCAGATTCTTAGCATTGTTGCAACCGTGCTTGGCTCAAAGATCATCGTGATGGGTGGCCGTCCGTCAAGCCTCGAGATCGGTGGCGCGTTGTATCCGTGCTACGACCTTGATTGCGCTATCCAAGCCCAGACTTCGTAATCCACAACTAAGCAACACAAATCATCTACTATCAGAACATAACCTAAGGAGCATTTATGGCCAGTAGCACTTACCTCTCGAACCCAGTCCTCACAATTAACAGCGTTGATTTGACCGACATGTGCAGCGCAGCGACATTGACCTATTTGGTTGAAGCGCTTGAAGACACCGCGTTTGGCACTAACTCACGCAGTTACACCGCTGGCCTTGTCAACAACGAAGTGACCTTGACGATGTATGCGTCGTTTGCAGCGACCGAAACTTACGCAACCTTGTTTCCGTTGGTTGGCACTAAGACCAACATCACCTTGACCCCAGCGTCAGGTGCAGAGTCAGCAACCAACCCAAAGTTTATTTTGACTGGTTGCTACCTTGAGTCGTTGCCAGTTATCAACGCATCACTTGGCGAGTTGTCAACCTATGACCTCACGTTCATGGGTGGCGCGCTGACATTGGATACCACCAACCCGTAATCAACGGCTCCAAGCCGACATAGGAGAAACAATGAAAATTAAGTTGCAATTAAAGCGCACGCCCGACAGCGCACCCGAGTATTACTACACAAACCTGTTTGTGGTTACCGAATGGGAACGCCTTGAGCGTCGCAACATTCAACAGCTCTCGGCAAACCCGTTGTATTCGGATTACGCCTGTTGGATGCACACGATCTTGAAGATTAAAGGCGAACAAGTTGGTGACAACTGGCGCGAATGGCTTAG